AGGGACTACTTCCCTTGCTTCCCTTCCTTGCCTTGCTTTCGTGTTCTACTGATAAAGCGTTTGCGTTCTCGAAAAGATTCATGCTGATATCTCCTGTATCCCTTAGTGATATGATACCTTGCAAAGCAAGGGATATACCTTGCAAGGTTGATACACCTAAAGTGCATCATTAAATTAGCTTTACTTATTACTATAAGTTTACTTATAGGTCAAGGTTTATTTTCAGGCAAGTGAGGGACACTCCCTTTTTTTCTTCAACCCCTTGCCTACACCTCTATTTGGGGGACCGACCGTAATTTTGTAACCAATATTTCCATAACAAAACATATCCATAGCAGTGACAATACCATAAACCATAAACCATAAACCATAAACCGTAATTTTGTAACCAATATTTCCATAACAAAAACATATCCACCCAGTACAAAACAGGACAAAACCATAGCAGTAAACCGTAATTTTGTAACCACAACCGTCCCCGTAACCCACCACAGTAAACCAGTAACCACAACCGTACCATTCAACCATCCTTTCCACCATTCCAAACCAGTATCAAGATAGCCCGTCTATTTTTTATGGGACCAAAAATTTCCATGGTAAAACCATAACCACCCATTCCCTTTGCTGTTTACTTCTCTTATCCCTTCTCTTGACAACAGGAAAGGAAAAGGATATCCTTATCTAAAATTCAATCTTTGGTTATGGAGAACATTATGGGAAAGCGTGGGCCTATGCCTTTGAAAGGGGATGCGAGGAAGCGATTAGGGGATGTTTCGATTACCAAGGGGAGTACCCCCGAAGGTATACCGATAGTCCAATGGGATAGTATCCAAGAATGTGAGGAAGAGAGATGTAACATATTTTCTTCTTGTCCTTATGAGAAGCATGGTAAATGTGGAGTACGGAAGGAATATATCAATTACGTTTATCGTCATTTTGTTGGTTGTGTTGATGGTAATGATAAAATGGCTTTATTCAAGATTGGTTTAGCCGTAGTTCCTTTATTTAGTCATCTTGTAACCATGAAGATAGCTTGCCATGGATTACCTGCTTCTTATTTTGATGAGAAAGGTACCATTAAGGTAAATCCTCTTTTTCGGGAAATCCGGGAGACCATTAGAGCCATATCATCAGTAGTAAATGAGATGAAGGACAGTTTTGATACTTTGCGGAAGAAGGAGGATATATTGACTTGTGGGTCTGGAGATGATTTACTTGGTAATTCTTCTTATTATGACCAACTGTTTTGTGGAGAAGCCCCTAAAGTAGAACGTACCATGAGGAATCGTGTATGATCAAGACTATTGGGGAGTATCGGGATGGTGGAGAGGGTTTTGGTTATTGGGTAGAAGACCATGTGTGTCTTCCGGTATATCCAGAAGGAAGTTCTATTCCTATATGGACACCCGTTTCCGAGATGTCCTCTAAACCGCATCCTGTTACTGGGCGGTCTTATGCTGATATTTGGGAGCAGGAGAAGATTGTTGCTCGGGAGGCTTTGAGGATGATTGATGGGAAGTTTATCCATCGGTTAATAGTCTTTTGTTGGATGCGTGGAGAGGGAAAGTCTCTTATTGCTTGTTTGATCCAGTTGTGGAAATTCTTTTGTTTTCCTCGGCAGCAGATTATGCTTGGTGCTAATAGCAAGGAACAGACCAAGTTTGTTCATTATGATATTATGCGGGATATTATTTTGAATAGTCCGAAGTTGCTTAATATTGTCGGGAAACGGAATGTCCAAGAGAAAGATATTCGGCTTAAAGATCGTACTGGGAATACTGGTTCATTTATCCGTAGTATCTCTTCCTTTTCTGGTATTGTATCGAATGTTACTGGATATACTTTCTCAGAAATGTTTGATATGAAGAATCCCAAGTTCTTTGTCCAGATTGATGGTTCTATACGGAATATTCCAAATGCTCTTGGTGTTGTAGACAGTACCGTATCCGATAAATCTCATATATTGTATAAATTGTACCAGACTTATGTTAAGGGGGAAGATCCCAGTTTGTATTTTAGTTATCGGTGTTCCCCAACTGCCAGTCATAAGGATTTTTGGAATCCACAAATGACCCAGCAGCAGTTGGATTCCTATAAAGCCAAATTCCCAGAGAATATGTTTGCCATGTATTTTAAGAATACATGGGAAGCGGGCAGTGCCAAGATGTTTACTGAAATCTTGGTTAAAGCTACACATTACATTGGGTGTAATGCTACTCTTGGTGTTCAGCAACAGGTTGTGGATACTCTTACCAAAATTGGAGATAGACTTCCACCAGAAGATAGTGTTCATGCCAGAATACATGGAGAAATTGTTGCCGATACCGCTATAGACTATCTGAAAAACGATCTAATCCCTATATCCTCTTTGTATTCCTTGCATGATGGTTCTATGCACTCTAAAATGGCTGATATGGATGTGCTTAATATTCTCTCGGAAAAGTATAATACAGATTGGGCTTTATGTTCTGGTATAGATAGAGCAGATCCATTGAAATTAAACAAACTTGCTGGTGCAAGAACCATCATAACTCTTGTTGCAAAAGGATTACCAAATAGTAAAAATAATCCAGATATGTATATAGAAGACGGTTCCGTAAAAAAGTACATTTACTTTTTGTTGCATTTGGCTCATATTGAAAGTAATGATCTGAATGATATAAAATTTGTTCTTAAATCTATGGTAGATGAATTTGATGGTGTGGATTGTCTGTGTTCAGAGAGATGGGGCATGTGGGATATGTTGGAATGGTGTGACCAAAACAATATATCCCTTGAAACCCTATCCCCAACTTATGAAAAACAGCGTATAATTTTCTCTGAATTGTACAATTTATACCGAAATGGTTTGTTCAAAACCCCTAAACTTTATGTTTCTGGTTCTAAAACAGAGGATATTTTAGAGGAGGAAATCCAGCTTTTTGACCATAATCCCTTTAAAAAATGGTATGGTTCTCCAGAAAAGATAATTAAATATGGTATTCAGGATGACGCTGTGTTTTCTCTTGGACATGCTATTTATGGTGGAAGAAATATAGGGGTAGAAGATTTTAGGTCCAGACAAATAGAATTGAATTTTGGTTCTATGTACAACGAACCCACTGTTGGAAAATACTGATTAAGGAGGTTTTGATGGAACGGATGGAGTTTGAGAAAGCAATAGATGAAATGCCAGAGGATGTTTTGGGGCAAATTGCTGCTTCTATGCCATGGTCTTCTGCCATGGGGGAAGATGTCAATGTGGTAGATGAAGATGGTTTTGCAATATCCAGTGTATCCAATTATGCTGATTTTTCCAAACTACAGAAAATGTGTTGGGAGAAATTCTTGGATAATCCACAGATAAATTCCCATGTTAGGGACTACATGGGTAATCTTACTGGTTATGGATTTTCTATGGATTCTGATATACCAGAAATAGCCACAGAAATGAAGTCCACAATAGAAGACCCAAGGAATGCTCTCTACAGGAATATGAGCAAATTTGTTGCACGATCAGAAATAGAAGGGGAATTGTTTTTATGTCTGACGGTACACAATGACGGTTTTGTAGAAGTGGACTTTATGAGTCCAAGAAGTTTAACGGCAAGCGGGTACAAGCAATCTGGTATTTACTACCATTCTGAAAAGCAAAATTTTCCACTGTTCTATGAGTTTGACCTTGCCGACGATTCTAAGAATCCTACAATAATACCGTCAATAAATATAGCTTACTTCCCAGAGTTGAAGAANTATGCCTTNAAAAACTTCAAGGACATTAAACCGGATTATCTTAAATCTTCGGTAAATTCCTCAAGAAAGTTTTCCAAAGTAGGGAACTTCAAGCGGTTTATTGTTGAATGGGATAAAGGATTCTTGACTACAAGAAATGTATCCCATTTGAGAACCACCATTATATGGATTAACCATTATGAAAACCTGAAAAAATGGGAAATAGACCATAAAAAGTCTTCTGGTTCTTATCTTTGGGTGGCAAGTATTTCTGATGCAAAGGCTTTCCGTACTTGGCTGAAGATGACAGAAGACCAGAAAAAAGACACCGGTCTATTTGCTAAAAAGAAACCAGGCGGCACTATTGTTCTTCCACCAGGAATAACTCTTGAGTGTAAGAATCCAAATCTTGCAAGAATATCTGATGCTGACACTGATATTATGGGAATGGTTATATCAGGACTGAATAGACCAGAGGATATGGTTACAGGGGCAACAAAGGGCAGTACCTTTTCTGGGGTCAATGCTTCCCGAGGACCGCAAGCAGACAGAATCCAAGATCAGATAGCTTATTTTGAAAAGTTTCTTCGGTATGATTTTTGGAGACCAATATTTTATCTGAAAAGTATTGTATCCAACTTCAAAATAACTTATAAGGTCAAGGAGGTCATAGAGTTTAAGGATAAAGAACCCATTGTTAAGAATGTGGANAAGGATGTACACGANTTAATTTACATTGAGTTCCCGGTATCAGAAGTCACAGACCTTGTNGGNAAAGCCTCTGCTCTGTTGGGGGTAAAACATCCGTCTCTTGTGGAGACTTTAGGAATTCCAAGGGAAGATGTAGCCAAGAAATTAGGATTTGGTAATTACCGTAAAAAGAGATTACAACTTGCAACTGAAGATGAAAAATTTCCGAAGTTGCTTTCTACTGTTGAAGCAGAGTCTTTACAGCAGGCAAGTGGGGAGATAAATCCACCTAACAATAATCCAGGGAAGCCACCTAACAATACTCCACCAACAAATAAAACGGAGAAAGAACAAGCTCCTAAANANAAACAGCAATAATTAGCTTGACTTTTAAGATTCACCATTATATTATTTTGGTAAATACANCCAACAAGAGGATACGATGAAAAAATCTTATGACAGAATTTTTGCCCAATTATTTAACCAGCCATGGCTGATAACTGAAGATTGGATGGGAACCATCATCTCTATTGCAAATAGAGAAGGGGATATTGAGGCCATAGCTGCAAAACATTCAAGTGCTTTACCTGATACAGAAGGAGTAAGTATCAGGGATGGTGTAGCTATAGTAAATGTCTCGGGGCCCATATTCCCTAAAGCAACTTTATTTACAAAGATTTCTGGTGCTACTGCTATTTCTACATTAGCCACGGATCTCACGGCTGCTGTAGAGAATGATGAAGTGGAGTCTATTGTCTTGAATGTAGATTCCCCTGGTGGCAATATTACCGGCATAAATGAGATGGCTAATATGATTCGTCAGTATTCCGCAATCAAGCCAATTTATGGATATTCTGGTGGAGTAGCAGCTTCCGCTGGTTATTGGTTATTGTCCGCCTGTTCCTCTATCACCATAGATGCTACTGCCCGACTTGGTAGTATTGGTGTAGTGGCTGCTTTTGCATCTGAGGACAAAGAGTCAAAGGATATAGAGATTGTCAATACGGCTTCTCCTAAGAAAAGAGTGGATCACACCACCGAAGAAGGAAAAGCTGTAGTAGTGGAGGGACTGGATGCTCTTGCCGAGGTATTCATTTCCTCCGTAGCTGATTTTCGTGGTACAACGAGTGCTGTAGTAAAAAAGGATTTTGGAAGAGGAGGAATACTTATTGGAAGTGATGCTGTTAATGCAGGAATGGCTGACAGCATTGGTTCTTTTGAAGGATTACTCAAAGAGAAAACAAAAGGAGGTACATTAATGGACAAGTATGATGGTACGGTAGCTTCTCTCAAAGAGCACTACCCAGCAGTTTATGAATCAGTGTATAATGAGGGCAAAGCCAGTTCTGCAAAGGACGTAGAGACCAAAGATGAAGAGATTGTAGCTCTTAAATCTTCTTTGGACGGGGTTACCGCTTCCAATACCGAGTTGATGTCTACTGTTTCTGCTTTTAAGAAACAGGATGCTATTCGGGAAGAGCAAGCAATTACCACAACTTCGTCTGTTATTGTGTCTGATAAATTGGCTGCAAGTTCAATTCCTGCTCGATTGCACAGCAAAGTGAAAGCTCTTATTAGCCACGAGGCTTTTGTGATTGATGGGAAACTCAATGTTGCCGCTTTCTCTGCTTCTGTAGATGAGGAAATTTCCTCATGGGAGGATACTGCAAGTGCTGTAGGCGGTATTGGTACCAATACCGATATGAAAGCCGATTCAACAGAGAAGACTGCGGACGATATGGTAGCCCATTTGGTTTCTATTTCTTAATAAATATTTGGAGGTATTAAAATGAGTGACTTTGGTTTAGGGGGAAGCACCCCTCAAGTAAATCATGGTGGGGAGACCACCGGACAGAAAAGACTGTTTTACAGTGTCCGTGACATTGCCCTGATTAAAGGTAAGCAGATTTTGGCTGGTTATGATGTTTTGAAGGCTGGTCAGATGATGGCTGTGGAGCCTATTTCCGGTGATCTTGTTCCCTACGTGCCCACAACCACTCCTTTGCACAAGGAAAAAGTTGCTGGTAACGCTTTCTCTGTGGCGGATATTGCTTCCGGTGCTACCATTATCTTTGTAGCTAAAGGGG